TTACAAATTAGATAACGCTTTGACTGCTAAAGCAGATTGCTGTTTATTGGCAACATCTAAAAGGTGTGAGTAGACTCTGAGAGTTATTGTAACATCAGCATGACCCAAGCGGTGTGAAATATAATTGATGTCGACCCCCTGTGATAGCAAATAAGACACATGTGTATGTCTCAATCCGTGAAAAGTAATCACTGGGCTAATTCCTAGGGAAGGTAACAGCCTACGTAGATCAGCGTTGATTGTGCCATCACGTAAAACTGAGTGTCGATAGCTCATGAAAACGAGCTGATCAGGATCTCTAAAACCGTGCCGCATAAAATATTCGCTTTGCTGCCTGCGTAGCTGTCTAAGCAATTGTAATAGGTCATCGGTAACTTCTATCGTTCTAACGCTAGAGGGGGTCTTAATGGCCTTAAATCCGCCTCCTGAGAGCCAGTCCCAAGTCTTGGTTATGCTAATCGTTTTGTTTTCAAAATCGATATCCGGCCATGTCAGCCCAATCACTTCTGCAAAACGAGCTCCCGTATCGACTCCGGCAGCAATGACATAATTATACATGTGAGTCATATCAGCATGCGAGTAACAATACTTTTTAAGTTTTTTGTAGTCAGACACCTGTAAATATTTTAAGGCCGTGTCTTTCCCTTTGCTACCCGGTATGCTTATATTATTTGCGAAGTTACGACTAATTAGAAGATCATCCATTGCACTGGCCGCCATTGCTTTGACATATTGGTGAAGATTGCGAACGGTTCCGCGCGCACGTTTCTTGGGAGAACGGCTTTTAGGCTTGTGCCGAGGCGCGACAGTACCCGCTGCATAAGCGTTTAGAAATGTTTGATAATCGCTGCGTGTAATGTCTTTAATTCTGGTATTAGGTCCAAAATATGACAGTAGTGCTTTACGAATGCCAGGGTAGTGTGACTCCGTAGCATTTGAATGTTTGCCAAGTTTAAAAGCACTGAGCCACTGGTCCCAGTATTCAATTAGCGTAATGTTGGCATGGTCAATTTTGGCACCGTATGAGGCGTCAATTTCGACCTTGGAGGCTGCTAATTTTGCAGCAGATTTACTTCTGAATCCGCCTTGGCTTGTTGTATGGTATTCGCCGTTAATATCTTTGTAGCTGACACGATATTGCCACGAATCTCCGCGCTTACTAATGCTGGCCATCATTCATACCTCCTTGTGCTACAATACAGACGGGTGCTATTGCGCCCACCACACAGTCATGGATCCATAAGGCGTCTACCCATTCACTTTAGCCAGTGGGGTAGGCGCTTTTTATTTTGTATCCAGCCCCACTCTCCGGCTTGCACGGGGACGCCGCTTGCGTGGGGGAAGGGACTAATTGTTTGTTATTGCGCCCATGTATAATCTCCAAAAGTAACAGAATATGGGCCACTATTCTTGGCTCCAAAATAAATAGTCATCGTGGCTTTCATCCCAGCAGCAATAGAGTTTGGGATATTACCGCTATAGCTACCAGCGTTAAATTCGGCAATCTCTTTTTGTCCATCGTATAAGTCAAAATTTTGTGCATTAAAGTCGAGCGGCGTTGACTTGGTGTTTTCAACAGTTAGCGTAACATCTACGGCGTGTTCTCCGGCTGCCATATCCTGAACTGGTGCACTAGTGTCATCAGCAACTTTTGATACGGTTACTTTTTCTCCGGTTTCAAATTCCATGGTATCGCCAATTTTCCCTGTATGTGTAGTTTGTGAATCAGAGTCATCAGACTCAGACGATTCCTCATTGTCATCTGATGAATCGCTAAGCTGTGATTTTAAAGAAGAAACTTCATACTTTAATGATGAAATTTTTGAGGCATCTTTTGATGAAGACTGGCTCGTGGTACTACTACATGATGCGAGCAGCAAAGCAGACATCAGTGAAAACCCAACTAACAGAGACTTTTTCATAAATGAATCCCTCCAAAAAATCCAGCTTTTAACGTCGATCAGGGTTTGGACGTCTATGCAGGGTTCGCCCGTGAGCGAAGAAATTATTTAGACAAGTTAGCAATAGCGTAGTCAGCTTCCGACTGCGTAAACTTTCCTCCATAATCGCTTGTTAATTGATCGTGAATCGCCGCTGGTGACATAGACATCTCTTTTTGATAAGTTTTTGCCGCTTGTAAAGCATTATCGTTGTAATTAACGTTTAAATGTTCGACCGCGTATGTAGATGCTTCTCCGCTAAATTGACCGCCATATTCACTTGTTAGCTGGTCGTATAAGCCACGTTTTGAAAACGGCATAAATTCTAAATACTTTTTAGCGCTTTTTAATGCTGACTTGTATTCAATGGGAACATTGACTTGTTGATTAGCGTGAGATTCAGATTCATATGACTCTGCTTCACGAGACCTTGATTCAGACGCGTCTCTTGCGCTGGCAGAAGCATTCTCCGATTCTAACTGTTTATTTTGCCTTGACTGGCTCTCTTCCTTTTTAGACTCTTCTTCATCTTGCCGACTTGATTTGTCTTCTGCGTATTCGCGAGATTGGCTTTCAGCCTTATTGCTTTCGGTATCGTTTGTAATGGCGTCGTCCGCAGCTTTATCGATTTTTGAATCGATTTTTTTGTCACTACTATATGAATAGTGTGTTTCAGTTGAATAATTTCCAATTAAGAAGAATGTGATGAGGAATACCACTACTGATAAGATAGTTAAGCTAACGCTTATTTTAAGCTTTTGCTTGTTTTTTCTGTTTACAACTGAAAGAGTCCCAAAAATGGCTATTAGCAAAATTGATACTATAAATAAAACAAACAGAAATACTTCCAAAATATTCTCCTCCAAATTTCTGAGACCCTACCATAGGTTTGTTTTGATGTTACGTGTCAACCTAAAATATACATTTAGTCGCTTTCGTAAAAGTGCTCAATACATTTAACTGCAGAATCCTCTAACCAGTGCGGTATTGCTAAATCATTCATGAATTGGTCAAGGTTTGCTGATTCTTCTGGGATGTCGGCAAAATACATTGGAACAATAATTGACAGGGCACGTTGGTTGGCGTCATTCTCTGTATGGCTTTTGGTGTATTGATTTGTGTATCGAAGTTTACCGTTATCCCCGTTGAGAATATGCGCACATTCATGCGCTGCTTGAAATGGCAGCTCATTTTCATTAGGCCATTTGTTGTTAAGAATAATTAGGCGAGCTTCTGTATCGACCAAAGGGCCTTGGTCTTCGTGTAAGGGGATAGTCGAGCAGCCTATATTGTGATCCCAAGCATAGTCAATCACCTGATTCAACAAGTCCTCTATATGATCATTCATGACGATCACGCTTTTTGCTGCTATTATTGCGTCGTTCCAAAATAGCTTGAATGATTTCCCAATCGTCTTGGCGAACAGGCTGTCCTTGATAGGTAAAGATGTTTGTTCCTGACAGATCAACATGTTTAGAACCTTCATTGTCAGGATTGGGGTTATCCGTATTGCCAAGTAAATAATCCACAGAAACTTGAAGAACATCAGCAACTTTCTGAACATTCTCGGTAGATGGGGTCATCTTTTTCCATCGATAGATGCTGTTAATGCCTATACCTGCTTTCAGAGCTAATTTTTGGAGTGACCACCCTCGATTTGAAGCTAGTGTTTTTATTCTGTCGTAAGTACTCATGAGACGAATTCTCCCGGTCATGACGAATTATTTATCGCAAGTGGTTGACAATTTATCACGTGTGGTTTACTATGAATTCATCAAGTAATTAAGCAAACATCAACAAGCTTATCCATCCATGTCTTTGGCGAGAACGGTGGATAAGTAGATCGTATGTCTTATTTGCTATGCCATTAATTTACCACTCGTGATAAATTAATGCAACTGCTTGATTAATTAATTAAATACAGGAGGTGATTACATGGTAAACGTGCAGCTCAATTGGACTGCTAACCGTAACGACTGGAAAGGCTACTTATTACATTTGAATTTGTCGCAGCTCGACATTGCGAAATTTCTCGGTATCAGTGATCAGGTAATGGCAATTCTAGTTAAGAAGATGACTGACGGCCAGGGATTAACTGCTAATCAAATCGACAAAGATCGTTGGAAGCGAGCTATTGAATACGTCAAATATAAGCAGTCACAGCAAAAGGAGGGATAGCAATGAATGAACTACAGGAATTCAATTTTCAAGGAAACCAGCTTCGAACGGTATTGATTGATAGTGAGCCGTTCTTCGTAGGCAAAGATGCCGCGACAGCAATTGGATATAAGAACTTTCGGGATGCGCTCAAGACCCACGTCAAGGCAAAGTACAAAAGGGAGTCGCGAATCACGACCCCCTTCGGAACTCAAACAATGACGGTAATCTCCGAACCCGGCCTTTATCAGTTGGCTGGCGAAAGCAAGTTGCCAAGTGCTGACCCGTTCCAAGATTGGGTATATGAACAAGTCCTTCCATCAATCCGCAAGCATGGTGCCTACATGACACCTGAAACGATTGAGAAGGCCATCTATAATCCAGACTTCATTATCAATCTGGCAACGCAGCTAAATGACGAACAAGCCAAAACAGCGGCACTTACGGCCGATAACGAGACGATGAAGCCCAAAGCGTTGTTTGCAGACGCGGTAGCCACCAGCCACACAACCATCTTGGTCGGTGATCTTGCCAAGATGATCAAGCAGAACGGCGTTGACATTGGTGCCAAGCGGTTGTTCGCCTGGCTACGTGAGCAAGGCTATCTGATCAAACGGATTGGTGCCGACTATAACTCGCCGACACAACGTGCGATGGAGCTAGGCCTGTTCGAAGTCAAGGAGACGGCGATCAGTCACTCGGACGGCCATGTAACAGTTCAGAAGACCCCAAAGGTGACCGGCAAAGGCCAGCAATATTTTATCAACAAGTTTCTGCAAAAGGAGGCTGTCTAAATGAAAACTGGACAAGAGAAGCAAAACTTATCTCAAATGTGCCTGAGCTTAAATAGTTTAAAGGCAGAAAAGTTGGCATCTTACTGTGAAAAGTTAATCGAGCAACACAAAAAAGGTACCTATGACGACGCAATTTCTGACCTAGAACAGCAGCGTAGAGACCATAGATACCTACATGGATCAGGTGATGATCAAGTTTTCCAACAAGCAATTGGTCGAATCATCAGAGTTGCGTTAAGCCAACGCATAGCTAACTGAAGGTAGCGGATATAACAGTACTCGAATGGTAGTAATGACCATTTTCGTGATATGGCGATCACAGGAAAGGAGGAAATGCCATGCCACTGTTGCAGGTTGTTGAAGATGATCAGATTTCAAGCAAAAAGTATTTAGCGGTCGATGAAGAAGAACTGGCAAAGATGATCAAGGAGAACCAAGAGTTAAAACGCAAGCTAGCAGCACAAGGCATGTGGACGCTCACAACCGCAACAAGCTATGTCGAAGGGCATAACAACACGTGGGTAGTTAACAATATCTTGAACGTCCCACGCTTCCACAAGTTCTTGCAAGATACCGTGGTTTCATATCCACCGCCTGGCAAAAAGGGGTATCTGTTTCATCCGAAACCATGGCTTGACTTCTTAGACAAATGGTTCCCAGAGATTTCAAGGTCGCTTAGAGAGAAGGACAAATAATGATTGGTTATTTACTAATTGCTGGCGGCTTCGGCGTGATCGTTGGCCACTGCTTAGGCCACAGCGGAAATTGGAGGCAGTGGATTGAATGAAGCAGCTATAGCCAAGCTATTTCCACTTATCTCCTACTTGTCTACCCAGGCTGAGAACTCACGTCTGGCTGGTCATAATTATCGTCAAGGAACGGATCAGACACGAGCTTATGCCATGGGACGAGAAGACGGCTTGCAAACCGCCATCAGCTTAATCAACGAAATAATTGACAAAACAAAAAGCCGCTAAGCGGGGCAACGCTTAACGGCCAAAGAAACGTGGTATCAAATGAGTGACCTCATTATACCACAGAAAGAAATGAGGTAAAACAATGGCCAGAGAAATTGGCAAGCAACTTGATCGTCTTGAATCACTTGCATACAAAGCAAGAACTAATCAGTACCTTTTGGATTATTTGAGAGAATGGGCAGAAACCAAGTGCGATCTATTCAGGGATGATGATCCTCACATGACCGATGGTGAGAAGATTCAAAACCGCTTGTTCCTGAAAGATAACTTTGCGAGGTATATGGACATCTTGGGCCAAGCATCACTCGACATGATCAAATTCGAAGCAGACTTAATGGATGTTCGCCAAAACATTGCCGATCAATACTTCAACAAAGACGGTGACGATCATGAATGAGAAACCAGGTTACTACGCAATCATCCCATCAGATGTTCGATATGATACACGTCTGCCAAGCAAAGCACCATTATTGTACGGTGAAATCACGGCGTTAGCTAATAAGAGTGGCTCATGTTGGGCTAGTGATGACTACTTCTGCCGATTATATGGTGTCAGTCGTTCCACAGTGCAGGCTTGGATGCAAGCGCTAGAGAGGTATGGCTACATCATTCGCAATGTAACATTTAAGCCAGATAGCAAAGAAATTGATAAAAGATATATCACATTATCTAGTGCGGTATACCCAAAAACTGGACAGGGGTATACCGAAAAATCGGACAAGGGTATACCGAAAAATCGGACAGATAATAATACAAGTATTAATAAAAACATACGTGCATCTAGCACGTTAGAGAGTGACTTTGAAAAGCTCTGGAAACTGTATCCAAAGAAGATCGGCAAGAAGCCGGCACTAGCTGCTTACAAACGAGCAATGAGTAGAAAGAAGAACCCTGCTACCAACAGACAAATTCAGGATGGCATTGTGGCTTATCGACAGCTAATCAAGAGCAAAGGCACAGAGAAGCGGTTTGTCAAAGACGGTAGTACTTTCTTCAACCAAGAGGCATGGAACGATTACCTTGAGATCGTAAAGGAAGAACGAGATGAGCAGGAAGCTAGAAAGCCTAAGTTCGATCCCAAGAAAACTGCTATTGCAATGTATATCGACTACAACAGTCCTGACCGAGTGCTTGAAGAAATCCAAGCGCAGGGTATTCCGATCAATCCAGAAGATGCTAAACGTTACATTGCTGAATACGATGAAGGGAGGCAACAAGCTTGACGAAAAAGCTTTATGACCCTAGCAATCCTGAACCACATGTCATGTATGGCTTATATACGAAGCCGGAACTCATCAAATCTGAATGGATTGATCCTAAATGGTTTAACAGCCAGCAATACGCTGCAGTAGTTGCCTACATGAACAAGTTGCCAGGTGACGTCGATACGCTGGAATTGCAGGATGGTTTTGATACAGCTCATCCTGGCGTGATGTCAGTAACAGATTGGCAATACATTATGACCAGCGATTTTGGCACCTCACGTTTTGACTGGTGGGTAGGCAAGCTAAAACGGGACTATTTCCGTAGTCAGCTTATTGAAGCAGCACAAGCGTACTCGGAAGAACCAAGCGAGGACAATCTTACCGCAATGATGGTTGCATCGCAGAATGCTACTGCTGCCAGTCAAATGGTAACTGAAAGTAGCATTGCAGATTTGGCAGCGGCCATGGAAGACAAAATGATACACGGTGCTGCTGACAATGGGATTAAAACGTACTTCACTCTTAACAATATTCTGGGTGGTGGTTTGATGCCGGGACGTTTGTTGACGATTGGTGCGCGCCCTGGTGTCGGTAAATCAGCATTCGCGGTCAATCTCATCATTGAGGCTTTGAAACAGCAACCGGAATTGACGGTTGATATGTTTTCACTTGAAATGTCAAATGCAGAAAACTACAACCGCTTGTTGGCATGCAAGACTGGCATCAGTGCTGGTAAATTCATCAACCCGCAGAAAAGTCTAAGCGATGCTGAGAAGGTTGAGGTTGAAAAGGCAGGAAACGTCCTTAAAGACTATCACTTGCAGCTTTACGACAAGCAGGTGGAATTACCGCAGATCGTCAAAACAATGCGGCAGCGAGCCGCTGATGCAGATAAAGGCTACCTTGCGATTGTTGATTATCTCGGGCTGATTGGTGTTCGTAGCCAAGCCGATCGCCGTCTGCAAATCGAAGAGATTACCCGTCAATTCAAAGTGCTGACCAACGAGCTTGGTATCCCAATTGTTTTGCTTAGTCAATTATCACGAGGTGTTGAGAATCGTCAGGACAAGCAACCGGTACTCTCAGATTTACGAGAGTCGGGATCAATTGAACAAGATAGCAATGCGGTTGGATTCCTTTGGAACAGTGACCGGCAGAACGAAAGATCAGATATCCGTACTGTGACTTTAACAATTGCCAAAAATCGTGAAGGAGCACTTGGCAGCATTGATTTTCGCTTTTTCGCACCAAAGTTGCAGTTTAAGGTGGCGTATTGAATGGCTTATCCAACTATGACACTTAAAGAGTTCAATGAGTACATGCAGGAGGGACATTATCAATACTCGCTGTTCATCATTCTGCAGCTTGATGAAGCCATGGAATATTTAAAAAAGGCGCAACAAGCCGATGCTGATATGAAGAAGTTTTGGTACCAGTGGGCGTACGTTACCTTGACAGATGCCTTAGAGACGGCTGAGTCAGAATATTATGGAGAAACTAGTGCATATTTACCGACAAAAGAAACCGATCCAGTAACACGAGCTTATTGTCAAAACACATACGATATTTGGCGAGGATATCTGAAGAAGCTAAATGTGAACTTACCGAAGCAAAAATTTTGAGGAGGCAAAAGCATGATTGAGCATGAGGACGAACTAACAATGCAGGCCAAGATTGGGCACGTGAACGACTTCGCAACTTTCTTGACGATCATCACAGCTTGCCAATATACCGTTTTGCTTTGATTGCTGGCGTGAGTCGCATCACAGTTGCTAGTTTTCTTAGCGGCAAAGAGGTAATGAGGATCACACTTACAAAAATAGCCAAAGCCATGGGGATATCGCTGGAAAAACTAAGACAGCCAATCAGCGAGCAAGAATACATCGAGTTGCGTCAGGAGGAAAAAGCATGACACAAGTAACAGTGCATTTATACAAGCAGGGCGACAAAGTGTGGCGCGATTTCAAGGCTGAATTGCTTAAGCGTTACGAAAATTCAGCAATGCTAGACATCTCTGAAAGCGAAGCATTATCAAAAATCGAGAAGCAAGAGTTCAATAACCGGATCGTTGTATCTAAACACGCGATTGTCGAAAAACGTGCGATAGCCGGTATTGATGACAGTGACATTTTGAAGACTTCAGTCAACAACGGCCTTAAAAAGATTTCAAAAAAGCGAAAAGAAGCCCGTGCCAAATACGCACGTGGGATTGCAGAAGCGGCCTCACAATGTGACACGCTGATTGACGTTGCAAAACGGATCGGGAAGTCAACAACGTTCGTGAAGCGAGTGGCAAACGAGTTTGAGATCAAGTTGCCAAGCCGCAACAACGGCCATGAAGAGGTCGTGAGCCATTAGCCATGGTTATCCGCAAGAGACGCAGAGGCAAGTACAATGCGCAGCCAGTTGTGATCGATGGCATTCGATTCGCAAGCAAAGCAGAAGGCGCCTATTACATGCTGATACGCAACAAGCCACAGAAGGTAACGATTCAGGAATCGTTTGAGATTTTGTCGGCATTCAAGATCAATGGCAAACGCTATTCAGCACGCATATACACACCAGACTACTGCTTCTATGACGGTGATGAGTTGACAAAAGTTGTTGACGTTAAAGGCGGAGACGCGACTTTGACCACCGATGCCAGACTTCGAATGCTGCTGTTCATGATCAGGTACAAAATACCGATCACAATTGCTAGATATGACTATCACACAGGACTATTCACGGAAGAACAGCTTTAAAAACTAAGGAGAAAAAATCATGAATAAAAAATTGACATTTACAGTAACTGTTTTAGCAGGACTTATGTTTGGAGCCGGTGCAACCGCCATTGCCGACAATGTTTGGCAAGGTCACCAGAACATCGTGGAGACCAAAAACAATATTGACAAGCTGATGGCTAAGATCAACGCTTCACAATCTAGCTTGTCCGATTTGCAACATCAGTTGTCTGACGCGCAGGCACAGTATGCGGCCCTAAAACAGCAATACGGTAACGACATGGCAAGCAAAGATGCCCAGATTCAGCAAAAGATTGTTGAAGGCCAGCGAGCGGTTGCCCAGAAACAGGCTGAGGTCGATGCTAAGCAGCAAACAATCAATGATCTTACATCACAGTTAGAAGCCGCCAAACAGGCAAACAATGACTTATCACAGGCCATCAAAGACGCACAGAGCATCAAGGACTATTCAGATCAGGCTGTGAAGTCAGTCAGCGCAAAATGAGAGGCACACAAATGACGACCAAATTCACAGCAGATGTCGTTCACAAACTGTTAGGCGTTCGCGAAGCACAACAGGCCCCAGCAGCATTGATGGGCATTGTCATGGATCAGCAAAAGCGTAACGAGCTTTTTAAGGAATTCCTAGATGTCAGCACAGACGTATCACATGACTGGTTCTCACAATATTTCATGAGTGTTCAAGCTGATCGCAAGGACAAGAAACAAGATTTCACCCCGGAGAGTATCAGCAAGCTCGTGAACATGCTGGTAGGCTCGCATGACAGTAGCGAGTATTACGAGGTTGCTGCTGGGACTGGCTCAATGATGATTCAACGATGGCAACAAGACCGTTTGAAGCACAAGCCGTGGGACTACCGGCCAAGCATGTATTTTTATCACCTTGAAGAGCTTGGCGACAGTACGTTGCCGTTTCTAATATTCAACTGTGCCATTCGCGGCATGAACGCAACAATTGTTCACGGCGACAGTCTGACACGTGCTGCTAGACAAGTATATTTCATTCAGAACGATGAAGACGACTATTTGCATTTCAGCACAGTGAATGTGATGCCGCACAGCAAAGACGTTGAACAAGAATTTGATATTCGACAATGGCTAGAACCTGAACAAAATCACATTGAATCAACAGAGATACCCGCAAGATACAACGGAGCCATTCAGAAATTAGCAGCGGGAAAGGAGACCGAGCAATGAAAACAGGAGACGACACGTTCGATGACATCTACATCAGCAAAGAAACAGGCAAGGTCGTAGGCGTCATGTGCGAAGATGTGGACTACAAGCTAGTGCCAATCAAACAGGAGGACGAAAAATGACAACACCAAGGAGTGAGCAAGAAACGATTCTTAGCTATGATAGGGAGCTTGATCAGTGGCACTACTATTCAGACATTCCAAAGCACAATCGTAAATGGCGTGATTTGGTATCTGAAACGCACACGGAGACAAGCGAAAACGGAGACATTACAGTTTTGGAAGGAACTATCAACGGAAGCGTATCGATCCGAAAGCACACAGTTATGTCGGAGGAAACAAGAGCAAAAGCGGCCGCTCGACTAAAGGCATATCGGGACAAGAAAGCAGAGGTCGAAAAATGAGCGAAGAAAAACTGTACGCGGTAAAGAACGATGAAGGGAAATACTGGAATTTTGCAGATCGAGATGGCTTCTTTGAATCAGACTTCGCATCTTGCTCGGCCACAGATGACGAGAGATATACCAAAAATGTGGTTCGTGATCATGGTGGCCACGTTGTCACGTTCGTTGAGGAGCCTGAAAAAGTGGTCGTCAGTAAAACAAATGCTTTGCGTCAGGGCTGGCTAGTTGCTCGTTATGGCCGGTACAATCCTGATGCGGTTTCTGACATTCTCGCAAGGTATAAAGATGAGGCGTGGGACATGATTGAGGCTTACGTCAACGGCTACACCGTGGCAAAGGAGAAGAAGTACAACGTCAAGGTGCCACATACGGACGATAGCTATTTCTATAAGGTTGACGATGAATATTGCAACGCGGGTGACTCTTACTACCTAGAAGGCATTACCGACAAGAAATGTTTCACTGACGCCGAGATTGAGCACTACGGACTGGGCGACTGCGAGAAAGTCTGGTGTGATAGCGATGACGACTAAAGCTGACATAGATGCGGCGCAAAATGCTATCGATGCCGCGAACAATGCAATTGGCAAGCTTGATCTGTGTGGCCTGTATGATTGCGCGTGGCAAGCACATGATGGCTATCAACGCATCATTGATTACAACCGGGAAAATTTGGAGGTGGCCAAGCATGACGATGATTAAGCTGGACAGCGGGAACTACATCAACACAATGTACGTCATCAAGACGATGACCGACACCGCCGGAAGTGTCGGCAAGAAAAATGGACAGCTCGTTTATTTGCTGGACACTGGCTATCAGAAAATCACTCCCGCCGACCGCGACCGCATCGTGGAAGCGATGAATGGAAAATCGACAACAAGCGTGAAATTTGAGGCGGAGAAATGAAGAAAAAGATCAAGCACACAATTGCCTATATTATTTTAGTGTCTTGGACGGGCATCATCATTTACGGATTTACCAATGTGCTTTGGGATTTCCTTGTTAAGCCTTTCATCGAGATTGGGATAGTTAAGTCACTTATTTTCTTCACATTTTTAGTTGGATTAGCAACAGTCATGTGGTTGATTATTTCGGCAAGTGAAAAGCTGGTCAAGTGGTTACTAAAAGAATAGAGGCGGAGAAATGAACCGAGAGATTAAGTTCAGGGAGAATCCGGAGCTGCTGGAGGCACAACATGAGTAAAAGTAAGGACGTTGACGCTTATCTTCAAGGCGAGCTGTGTGCCAAGGCCGAGCTTGCAACTAAGCTACTACACGACATTGCCTGGTCTAAATGGACGACTGACGCGATGACTACACGTGTTGACCCAATCTACAAGCAAGCCAGGGAAATAAGCTATTGGCTATTAAGCAGTGACGACTGGTACACCGAAAATGAGGACGGAGGCGAATAATTTGGATAGCAAACAAGCATTGGCCAAAAACATTAGGGACAATATATATGAGCTTGGCAAGACACAGTCTGAATATGCAAAAGAGATTGGCATACCAATAAACACGCTTGAATACGCAATATCTGGACGAGGAAGCATTTCACTAAACACTTTGGACAAAATCGCATATGGAGCTGGGATTGATCCATGGGAACTTATTCGGACTCATGAAAGCAAATAAAAAAGCGCACCACGAAGGCACGCCGTTTCCCCAAACTTTTACAAAATTAATTATACCATAAGGAGTGGACGCAGTGGTGCGAGCAACGAGATATTTTAGCCCAATTGATCATGACAAAACAATTGAAAACGCCAAAGAGGTCTTGGGGAACTACTGGCATCACAAGCGGCTCGCTCAACGCACCAAAATAGCGCTCAGAAGTCCCGTGATGGACGGCATGCCTAAGTCACCTAGCTATGGAAATAAAGCCGAGGACAAGCTCGTATCGCACGCTGACGAGCTGTACTATATAGCGTGCTGTGAAGGCGCTATCGAATCTCTGGATTCAGCGAATCATCGGCTTATACTAACAAGTTCTTACTTAACCAAACGATATAGTGACCAGCAAATAATGGACAAGCTATTTTTATCAAAATCCCAGTATTATCGAACAAAACGAGAAGCACTAATCGCATTCGCTGAGATTTGTCCATTGGTTGAAATCGAGATGAGACCTTTGTGAGACATTTCAACTGTTTTTCCGTCATATGATGGTATTGTGCCAAAGGTGAGAAACCTGAGACACCGCATTTTTCCTCCGAGCCTCAGTGATGATAAAGCTGTGGCAAGGCGTGGCAATGAGGACTGACCGTGATAGTCAGGTGGGTTCGATTCCCGCATGCCACATTGTCCAGTTTAGCGACCGGACACAGCTTGCGATGACCCCATCTGACACTGGGAGAGCGAGCAAAACGACTATAGTGCTTCACTTCTCGTGAGGTGCTATTTTTCTTGCTTTATGCGCATATCATGTGTATAGTTTGGTTGTACCAAAACTTAATAGAAGGTGACTTTATGCCTATGAAACCCAGGCAGATGATTAAACTGCTAAAGGAAAATGGGTTTCATGAAAAGTCGCAAAATGGTTCCTCTCACCTTAAGATGTATAACCATAAGACCAACAAAACGGTTATGATTCCGATTCACGCTAAGGAGTTGGGTAAGGGACTAGAACAGGCGATTTTGAGTGAAGCTAACCTAAAGAGATGAGTTCTTTTTAGTGTACTCAAAATTAGCCAGGTATGTTACAAGGAGGTGTAACAAATGGCCGATGTTGTAATTTATCCAGTAGTACTATCTAAGGATGGAGATTATATTTTTGTGCGTGTTCCTGACATTGACGGAGGATACACGCAAGGAAATGATGAAATTGACGCCATGCGTATGGCACAAGACCTCATTGGAAACCTGCTAGAAGATGCTAACAAATATCCCAAGCCGTCTGAACCAAGCGCAATTAGCTTGAAAGACGGGGAAAAGCTTGTATACGTGGCTGTTGACATGACAGCATTTAGGAAAAAGTTTTCTAGAACTGTTAGGAAAAACATTACAATTCCCGAATATTTAAACTCGTTAGCCAAGAAGAAGGGTGTTAACGTATCGGCAGTTGCGACAGAAGCACTGGAAGCACAGCTATGTGTTAAATAATTGACTAATAAACGTGACAGGATAGCACTCCGCCAAACGGTGAGGTGCTATTTTTGTGCAACAAAAAAGGCCCTCTGAGCGATTAACTGAGGGCCTAGCTACCGGTGTTTACTGAGGTGAAACAACGGTACCGAAAAAGAGTATAACACATGTAGCAATAAATCGGATTAAAAAAGCCCTCAGAGGTCGAAGTGTCTGAGGGCCGGAGAAATGGAAAAAATGAAATCCACTAGTGAGCAGCAGCGATTGACTTGGAGGAGAAAAGCCGCTGCTCACGCATATATATTAGCACATTCCTTATAGAAGATACTAAAAAAGCACTCGGTTGGGGGCCGAGAGCTAGAAGATTAGGGTAGTACCGAGGAGTGAAAATGAGTATTTATTGGGAACAATTTAATTTTAGCTTATCGAAATTATTTAAGCAATAAAAAAGCTCTCGGGGCCGAATCCGAGGGCTTAAGAACTCGGGAAGTTCTTCATGAGAATGTGAGCAGCGTCATCAAGCTGCTCACGGTCATTATATTTCAGGAGGCGAGTAGATGCAATGGACAGATGAACAAATTAGCGGCATTAGGAAGCTCGCCTCTGAAGGCTTTACCAGACGTGAGACGGCAGACAAGCTAGGGATTAGCTACGATGCGCTTCAAGGCAAAGCAAGACGGCTTGGCATCGAGTTCCAAAAACCAGTCAAGAATGAATACGATTCAGCGAAAACAGATAGAAAGAGCCAACCCGTTGATAGAAAAGTAGCTCTTAATGCTGATGGTAGCCAAACAGTCACTGCCTTAATGAGACTCAAGCATGAGCCAAATAAAGACCCACGAACTTTGATGGAGTTGTGTGGATACGATCCTGATAAGTTCGAGATGGTCTTAGGC